GGATCGATTTATTGAGGTATCAGAAGTAAGTGAGTCGTCAGCAAATGGTGCTGTATCTCTTTTAGGTACTTTATGGAAGTATATTCATGTTCTTTATTCAACAGATGAGAACCCGATTCTTAAAAGTAATCCAGTTGACATTATTTCCGTAACAAGAGGTTGGAATAAAATAGCAAGTAGGGATAGACATCTCCATAAAGACATCATTCACAAATATTACAATGCGGTGCTTCATTATGAAGATGAGTTGAATCTGGAAAATACTGCTAGGTCAAACACGCATCGGGATATCGTATTGATGTGCATGTATACGGGATGCCGTAAACAGGAGGCATGTTGTCTAAAGTGGGCTGATGTAGATATTAAAAATGGTACTTTAACTTTTAGAGATACCAAAAATGGTTCAGATCATACTTTTCCTATTGGTGATCATCTACACAGTATTTTGCGTGAACGTTGGTTATTAAGAGAAAACGATTGGGTTTTCCCAGCTACTAAGATGCCTACTTCGTGGAATATGCATGCAACTAAGGTAGATACATTATTGAATAGAGTGGGTAAGGAAGTTGACTATTACGTTTCAATGCATGATTTCCGTCGTACATTTGCCACTATATGCAACCTTTTAAGATTTAATATTTATGTGACAAAAAGACTTCTTAATCACACGGCTAAACCAAGAATTGATGTGACAGGTGGTTATGTTCAAATTCCAGATGAGGAATTAAGAGCTTCGATGAATATGATTGAGGCGGTTTATCAAGGAAAGATTGATTGCTTCAACTACCAATCTGTTTGGACAGAAAGATTAAAAGAAATAAAGGCGGTTTAACCGCCTTAAACTGTTGCAAGCTGTGCTGTATTAAGCACAGTCTTGCTTTGCTCATACTTCAAAACGTCTTTCTTTTTATATGAAACACGTCTCCCAATTTTCGAGAAAGGCAGTGATGATTGATCACAACGCATTCTAGCTAATGTCCAAGGCGAGCAATCTAAATAAAGTGCCACAACTTCTTGAGGAAACTTCTGTTCTTCATTAGCCATTATGAAGCGATCCAAATATTCTTGTTGCTCTGCATCAGATAGATTTCTCAGATCTTTTAACATTTACCCCTCCTTACTTTCCGCTTTAACTTCTTCTAACATTGCCTTAACTCTCTTTAATTCAGATCTACTGTGAGCTATACCGCCACCATTAATATCTAAGTAAAACTTTAGTAAATCTGCCTTGTATTGAAAGTCATACATCTTCACCACAATCTGCAAATCTCTAAATATTTGCCTTTTAGGAAGTTGATCAAACTTAAGACCAAAGACCTTTAATTCACCTGCAATAAACCTTCTAATGGCAGTTAATCTTTGTAAGCCATCAATACACACCATTTGATCAAGAAGATCACAATCTTTTGCTCTCTCTTTTCTCCAAGAAGGGCAGTTGAAACGAATTGTTAATCCGCTTTCATCTACAATTAACCTCAAGACGTTTTCTATATAATTTGTTTGCTGTTTTTTAGTCCACACATGCCCACGTTGAAAATCGGGTACCAGTTCTACACCATGCGGAATATCTTCACTCTCACAATGCAACCACGTTTCAAGATAAGAAAAACTACAGTGCCAAGTTCTTGTGGGGCGTTCCAATGGATTAACAATCTGCCGAAACTCATCAGGTGTTAAACTCATCCCTCAGCTCCCGATTCGCTAACACCCAACTTAATGCAACCTTCCTCAGGTAAATCAGCATACCAACAGTAGTATCCTTCACCGTCATAACCATCTTGGAGCCATTTGATGGTCATTTCAGTTTCCATCTGGAATTGATCTTTCTCACCATCAGGGGCTCCAAAATCAAAGGCATCTTTCAGTTCGGCGCAGGTTAAAGTTACTGCTCGTGTTTCAGGTAATGCTACTTCCTGAACTTTGGCTTTTATCTGCCATAAATCCCAACCTAGCTGTGACTTTGAATTTGTATACTCTCCGCCTTCAAATTCAAGTTCACGCTGTTTACCACCAACACTCAAATAAGCTTCTTCAAATGCCACTCTTTCCTTATTCAAATCTATCATCCGCCTTCACCCAAAAAAGTTGTCTCTAACCACCAGTTTTTGTTGTCTTGAAGATATTTTTCATGGTCTTCTTTGCTTCCTTGCCACTCCTCAAAAGTAATAGCATCAGCAATGCATTGACCGACTGTTGGAAAAGCTTGTAAGGCTTCTTTCTTAAGTCGGTAAACAAGCTGTTTACCAATTTTTTGAGTAGGTACCGGATGTAAAATGGGGCTAGATTCAGGTTCTTCAGGAATATTTACGCACCATAAAGTCGGAGTAATTTCTGTATTAACATCTTTCATATAGGTCATCCAATAATTGAAAATTTATAATTTTTCAGATTGATAGCAGTCATTTTTTGGCAGTGTTGACACTTAGTACGAGCCCGCTTTTTGAGCTCATCAAGATCTTCTTTAATCTGCTTTTTCTGCTCTGTTATCTGAGTTTGTTGTCTTGACCAATATTTCAAAGTATCTTTAATCCAGATTACGGGATTAACTTTTGCCTTGCATTTCATACAAATAAGTTCTAAAGCCTTGCTATCAATTTCGACTTGTATATGCTGGCACTTACGTAGGTTAGAGCTTGGAAAATTAACAATATTTTCCTCCATATTTAGAACAATATGGTCTTGAAAGGGATAGTTCATGTTCCCTTTATATTCCTGTTCCATTTACGCCACCAACTGATAACTTCTTTGATTTAATCTTGCTAAACCACGCAAACGTAATTGTTCAATAAAGTGTTTATCTCTGTTCATCCATGCTCTGCAGAACGAGGCAAATTTCTTTTGGCAAATATCATTCATTGGGAAACCGTATTTTGTTTCATTCATTGATATCTTTGCTACTTCTTTGCCACGTTTTAAAACCATGAATCCATTTTTATGAGATGGATATAATCCGTTTTCACACATCCATACTGTGAACGGAAGCGACAAAGAGTCTGGGATGTTACGCATCATTTACATTCTCCAAATAGAATCTTTAAGTTTCGCTTTGAAGAGCAAAGCTTCTGTTTCATTAAGTGAAACATTTAAGAAAACTTGAGTTCGTTTACCGATCACAGTAAATGTTCTAGTTTTGCTGTTATAAATTTGAATCATTTAGGCGACTCCAATAAAAAGTTACCTTCAACCTCAAGTTCTTTTCTTCTTTTTACAACCAGCTCCATTAGACGTTCTTGTATACGTTCATCAGCTTCAGAAATATCAATTTCAAGGGCATCTAATGTAGTCAGGTCCTTTGCTTGTCTGATCTTTTCCCCAATAGAAATATTTTCTTTTGATTGACCAGCAATAATGACTAAGTGTTTATTTAACTCTGTTAAAAAAGATTTTTGATCTTCAGAAGCCCAGTCTTTCGTTTCCTCAATAAGACTATTAGCTGCATCTGCAGTTTTAGTTTTCTTTAGCTTTTCAATAAGGCCAGCTAACGGAGACTCAACCGGTTTGTCATTATGGTAACGAGTCCAATTTTCCTCTTTGATATTGGCCTTCTTCGCAGATTTTTTTGCTTGAGTTGAGTTAGTTTCTTTATCTGCTTTAGGTTCAATTGGTCCCAAAACGTTTAGAATGTTGTCGTCATCTATACTTGTCAAACCCACTTCACCATTAATAATTGCATTCAGTAGATTTTTAAACTCATCACACCAATAAAGTGATTTTACAAATACACGTAACTCACCATAATCATGTGATTTACGATTAATAAATGCTTCAGCAGCTGACCGTGTTAGATGGCAATTAATATCTTCCCAAAAATATTTACCATGACAAATATAGACGTTGCGTTCGTTCCATTCCGATAAAATATTAATTTGTGTTGATACTTTGGCATCGAGGAAAAGCTCATCTTCTTCATCAATAGCCAATCCATTTAAATCATGTTTTTCTGCAGCTTTTAGTGAATCAAAAAACTCTTCAACTGATTTATATTTTGATTCCTGATCTACATCTACAATATTCGTAATTTCAACTGAATCGCTTGCAGGGTCTAAACCCCACACAATATTTTTTGATTGAACAACGAAAATAGGTGAATCTGTACCAGCGTTATCATTTTCCCAAGAATTTTTGAGTTGTTGGGTAAACTCCGCCCATGTTTCAGGCGTAAATAGAGTAGGTTTCATAGTTGCTAACCTTTAAATATTTTGAAGCGCTTTACGCAAATGTGGGTCAAGGTCTTCTTTATTCAG